TTCTCTGCGGTTAGAGCCTTGCGTAGTTCTGCAAACTCTTGTTTCAGAGCAGATACCTCTGAGTGTGCATCGTACTCTGCTTTCTCTGCTAGAGACTTCTTCATTTCCATCTCTTCAGCGAGCCTAGCCTCAAACTGCTTTGAGAGGTTGTCGTATGCCAACTTCTCAAGTTGTTCAGCACGATACTGCTCGTATGCTTTCTCAACGTTCTCGGCAGAGAGGTCAAGAGTAGTAAAGTCTGAGTTATCTAGACCTTTTGCTACATTGCCTAATGCTGCTGGTCTTGGAGTTGGCCTACCCGCTACTACAACGTTCTCGCCAGCCTCATTTCCAGCATCTCTAGGAGCGTCAACATCAAGAGCCTTAGATTCCATGTCTTCATCTTCTTTGTAAGACATTTTATCCTCGTCTTCATCCATCTTCTCCTCAGACATCATTTTGTCCTCTTCTTCCATCTTTTCTTCTTCCATCATTTCCATTTCTTCCTTTTCAACTTTTTCTGTTTCAATTGTTGCACCAGTTGCTTCCTGAACCTGCTTTAGCAGACCATTCAACTCCTCCAATGCACTTTCTAGTTTTTCTGACAAATTATCACCTCCATTTTCGTGTTTTAATATGTCGAATTTCGCTTCGGGGTTTATTCCTTTTTCACAGATTGTTACTTCATGTAGTTCAAGACTATCAATCTCGTTGTATTCCCCGTATTCCTCCGATTTCCTTTGTTTCTTTGATATTGCTTGTCCACCTATGCTGAATGACCGTAGAGTTCCTTTCCTAATACCTCTTGAGATTTCTTTTGCCTTCTCTATGTCATCTCTCATTTTGATAACTACATAGAATCCAACGTTGTCAACACCTGTCTTGTGTAATACCCCGTTAGTATCTCGATATTGCTCTACTACCTCCCCTACCTGAACATTTGAATGATTTGACATTACATTTCGATAAGACTTTTCTTTCATGAATTCTGCTACTGCCTTTTCCAGTGCTTCAAGTGTAATCAAGTCATTTTGCTTGTCTACTACTTCTATTGATGCATAACCACCGATTGTCAATTCTTCTGACTTTAATATGGTAAATCCATCACTAGATTCCTGTCTAATCAAAACCTCCTGCGGTGCAAACACTACAAAAGGAATTATCTTTTACTATATGAAGTAGGCGATTTACTCATCTTCAGGTGAAGAGACATCCGGCAACTCCAAATTACGGTATTTGTCCCTTTGAATGTCGATTATCTCATCTTCACCCTCTTTGTCTAACATCTCTTGTTGTTTTCCTGTGAAGACAATCCAAGACTTCTTTTCATTCAACGGAACGACTCTGAAATGTATTCTAGATTGGAACTTGTCACCTTCCATTCTGTATTCATGATAGCCATGTCTTTGAACACCGAAGATTAACTCTCCACTATCTAGAACCTTGGTGCTGTCTATTCTCTCAGATACCATCGCTGGATACTTACCTGACTTACCGAATAACTCGTAGATGTCTGTTGGTTCATCGATGTCAATCAACCAAGCCATCCTGTCCTTGTCAGTTTCTATGATGAAGTCTATGTTTCCATCATCCCTCTGTCTGACCTCAAACTTACCAGCCATCTCAGACTCTTCTTTGTCCTTCTGAATAGTCTCAGGAGAGTTATCGAATTTATTGCCTGACAATTCTATGAAAGAATCCTGCCTTTTCATCCAGTTTAGTAACTCTCTAGGTTGCAAACTGAAAACCTCATCATACGCATCAGACTCCTCTGCTCGTAGTTTCTCCTCTATTTCATCGAAGGACATGGGAGAATCGTTCTCATCTATGATGTTTCTAACTATGACTCTGAGTTTGCTCTTCCTAGATTTGATGAACTTGGAGAGTTGGTCTCGCATCTCATCCATGTTTACTATTGCATTCTTCTCCATCAGACTGTCTCCCTTCAGACCATAGACAGTGAAACCATCAACATCGCTCTTGAAGATTATTTCTGCCTCTCCATGAATGTAATCCGTCACAGTGTACTTCTTGACTTTCTTAGAATCCTTAGCCTGTAATTCTGCAACTACCGCTAGTGGGTTTACCAAACTCTTAGGAGTAGTAACTGGCTCTAACAATCCTGATAGTGATTTCTTTGTCTTAGAGGATAATTGCTCTAGAGTGCGAATCTTATCAGGCTCATCTACTTCAGGTAGTTCAATCAGTTTGGCTGAATACAGACTGAAACCTCCCTTCTTCTTATTCACCTCATCTACCTTGACTCGTATTATGCTACCTACATCGACTTCTATCTTAGTGTTCAATGCCTTTCCTACTGGTGCGTAATCCTTTCCTGAATACTCAACGGATTTCATATCCCTCTTCTCTTCAGCAGTCAATGGCCCTGCACCCATTGTGTATGAGAACATACCACTACCAGTTTTCTTCATGTCTAGAACTATAACATCCAAGTCAACGAACTTCTTCCACTTAATCCACTTAGGATTCTTTCTCTTTCCTATGTAGTATGTGGATTCTATATCCTTTATGACAACACCCTCGGCGGTGGGCATTTCCATTATCTTTTCAGCATACTCGCCTACTTCCTTCATGGAGTCTGCTATTCTCGTATCCTTCTTCGATGGAAATGCAAGTGGCTCAGATGAGTGCTGTGAGAATTGATAGAGTAGGATGTTTATTCTCTCTCGTAGTGGCTCATCAACCAAATCCCTACCTTCATGTCTCATGATATCAAAAACGTGCAGCCTTAGTTTTCCACCATCGAGTTTCTTCTTGAAGACATGCGTAATCGTATCTGCTCTGTGTAGTGCCTCATCTCCATCGAACAGCATCAGTTCCCCATCTAGGATGCAATCTCCGAAAGCCTTGTTCTCCATCTTCTCCACTTGTTCAGGACATTTATCGGTAATATCCTTCTCATTGTAGGAGTATATCTTTATCTTGTTGTTGAACTTGTGAATCTGAACTCTCATCCCATCGTACTTCTCTTGAACAACATATTCTCCACTGAGACCTAGTATCTCTTTCATGTCATCGAGTTCAAAGATTCTATACATTGGCTTGTTAGGTATTAGGAAGTCTACGTCAGCCTTCTCCTCATCAGACTTAGCGATATCCAAGTCTTTCAGGTTGTTCCATCTTTCCTCGGAGTATCTGCTCTGATACACTTCTTTCAGAAGAGCAAGAGCCTTGTCGAATTTGCTCTTGACTCTCTTGGTATCCTTACCGTCACCATAATGCTCAATGATGTATAGGGGAATATCCTTGACTTCTATATCTAAACCAATTGAGTTCTGTGTTATCTCATCCGGTTTTAGTTTGGCTTCTTCCCATGCCTTCTTCGGTAGAGTGTTAGCATGGCTTCTCAAAGCATAATGGATGAACGAAGCAAAGACTGCCTCATCTTCCAACAAGGTTTCCAATACCTTGTCGCCTAGTTGCTTAGAGAATGGGTCGCTTATCTCTGAGGTCTCAAACCTCATTCTCTTTACATCTTCGTAGACCTTTTTCGCAACGGCAGAGTCAGGGTCAGTGGCTCTGTCATCGAATAGGTCTTTCTCGTTTATCTTGTCTTTCAACAGTTCAGCAAACTTGCCTAGACCATCAAAGTTCTCTCTGATGTTCTTGACAGTGCTACTCCACTTTTTTCCATATTCCTTTGGGTTCTCTTTGGCAGAAAGGTAGGCGTATCTGATTCTTTCAAAGAAATCAAGAACTCTCTTTGTTAGAGCCTCAGTCTCTTTCTCAAACGATACACCCGAAGATTTCATTATACATCAAAACCTTCTCTCTATCCTTCGTTTGTCAAATCTGCATTACCCTCAATATTGCTAGTCTTAGGTAGTTTCTCTTCAGCAGGATTCTTGTTTGGTCTCTTTACCTTGACCTCTTCACCCATGACATCATCTTTGTTTTCCAACCTACCAAGATGTCCTGCTTCCTGTATTACTTGCTTGGCTTTGTTAATAGCCAACTCTACAATTTTCTCTTCCCTAGTTACTTTTTCCGGCATTACCTTCCCTCCATTTTTTCTGTCATCTTACGAATCTCATCCCAAGACATCTGACCGCCATCGGGAACATCAACATGATTCATAGAAGGTCTTGGTGATTCACGAACCACAAATCCTGATTTCATCAACAGATTATCCTTGTGATAAACTGCCTTCTCTAAGGCATTAACCTTGTCCACTAGTTCTTTCATCAATAACAACATCTCATTTTCTTCTTCTTTCTTACTCATTTTAATCACCCATGTACCCATTCTACAAGTTTCTCAACGGGAGCATCCATATTTTGTCTTGCCTTTTTATTTCTAGCCAATATCTCTGCCATTTTATCCCCTTCTTCACGCCTAGTTCTCTCGGCGGCTTCTTCATCCTGTCCTGTTGAATCCTTAGTCTTCATTCTTCCACTTGGGTCAAATAGTGTATTTGCGAAATCAGGCATATTGAATTTCGGCATTGGCTTTACCTTAGTTGTAATCTTTCTAGGCTTACCTCTTTCCATATCTTCGTCATCTGCAAACTCATCTGCTACTGCTCTCTCATACGGAGAGAGTTTCTTTAGTATCTCCTGCCAACTCATTCTTCCACCTCGTTTAATAATCCAGCACTATCAAAGACAACGTATGCTGCGGGATATTTTCTTTCTAAGTCTGACATAGACTCACCATTGCTTACTCCTGCTATGAAAGCACCTAACTCTCTATTTTCCTCCGGGTCGGAATATGGGTTCTCATAATATTGGTCGTAAAATTGCTCCATGCTCTCAACTGCCTTTGCATTCTTGTTCCCCTGTTTAGGAGGGACATAATCATCATCGTCATCCCCTGCATCCCTTTTCTTGGTATAGTATTCATCTGTTATTGCTTCATGCACATCATCAAACGTACCTGAGCCTTCTATTTCATAATTCATGTATTTTTCAATTGCTTTCATACCATAATCGCCAAGATTATCCTTCTTTGCTACCTCAAGCATTTGTTGTGCTAAATCATATCTGTCATAGTTAAGGTCTTCCATGAAACTGTCATACTTATATTGTAACGACTCATTTTCATCAAGTAACTCAAGCATTTCTTTAGGAACATACTCGTCTTCATCACCATACATCTTTAGTACATCAAACCAAGTCATATTAATTTCTCCAAAAATTTACTTCTCCTGACTTGGTTGATAAATGTCTATTGCTTCGTAGCCATCAAACTTTCCACCTGAACTAACATCATAGCCTTCTCCTCGGTATAAATCCCCGATTATCTTGAGAATATACTCCCTATTATTACCGAGTTTTTTCAGTGCTTCGTAGCCAATAGCATAAAACAAACCCCCTTTCTTAGTTACACCTACTTTGTCAGTTTGGTCTGAACCAAAACTAATCGTTATTCTCTTTCCTTCTGTTGCTTTTTCTGAACGCACAGTCTCTACTAATTTAGGTTCTATTACTGATTTTTCATATTGAATAATTGCTTGCTTATATTCTTCATCTCTCTTAGCCCTAGTATCTAGCGGCATCGGCATTTTTCTTAGTGTATTCTTCCAATTCATTCTTCATCACCTAACATTGGAAGTCTCATACCCTTGTGCCATTCAATTTCTTGAACGACTCTGAGTTTCACTTCTTCGCCCCCTTCGGGTATGCCACGCTCTTGATTTGGTCATAAAGCGTTTGATAGTCCTTGCGT